ACCTGAGGGCCGCCCCCGCCAGAGACCCTGACGTGGCGCTCTCTCGTCCGCACACTGGTGTTATCTTGGAGGCTGTTTACTGGATAACCCGGTTTCCCCTCCTTTTTACCGGTTTCCTAGGTTTCCCCCTTCGTCTTTTTCAAATGACCAATATACCCCTTATCTTTATGAAAAGACGCGCCCTGCCCCGCAATCGACGTGGCGCACTGGTGACTGTTGGATTAAATTAATCGTGACTCACCACGTTAATTTTCTTTTGAATTATTGAATTGCGGGCCTCTGTACACTTTAATTTGAAATTTGAATTATTGATTGGCGTGCCTCTTTTTGACCAGTCAATCATATATATGTGGTGTACAGAGGGTGTTACGTGGATGAATATTTTACGTATGTTTTATTTGTATAACTATTTTGTGTATAACGAACGTCTTATTTAAGTTCCTATTTCATGCCCAATCTGTGTATGCTTAGTTTGAACATGTATTCTACAAAAAATAGACGAGGTCCGTCTGCCTATCGAGGAACTTATTCACGTAAACATGGTGTAAGACGTTCATATGTTTCACCACGTGTTAATGGTAGGCGTCGTGTTAGTAACCCAAACAGGTCAAGTGACGATAGCAAGATGTCACACTATCGGATTCATGAGAATCAATATGGCCCAGAGTTTGTCATGGGTAATAACACGGCTATATCTACGTTTATTACGTATCCTTCACTTGGTAAGACCGATCATTGTCGTACTAGGTCATACATTAAATTGAGACGTTTGCGATATAAGGGAACTGTTAAGATAGAACGTGTTCACACGGACGTGAACATGAATGGATTAATTCCTAAAATTGATGGAGTGTTTTCATTGGTGGTTGTTGTTGATCGCAAACCCCATCTGAGCCCATCTGGTAGTCTGTATACATTTGATGAGCTCTTTGGAGCAAGGATACATAGCCATGGTAACTTGGCCATAACCTCATCTTTGAAGGATCGTTTTTACATACGTCATGTCCTGAAACGTGTGTTATCTGTTGAGAAGGATACGACTATGATTGACCTGGAGGCAAACACATTATTGTCCAGTAGGCGTTATAACTGTTGGTCTGCTTTTATTGACCATGATCTTGATTCATGTAATGGTGTTTATGCAAACATAAGCAAGAACGCCTTATTGGTTTATTATTGTTGGATGTCGGATACTGTGTCTAAGGCATCTACTTTTGTATCATTTGATCTTGATTATATTGGATAATTAGCAACAATAATATATGTAATGATTGTAATGTACTTGAAACAATTATTCGATATTTGTTTATTTCAATGACTTTGGTTCTGATGGTGTACAATTTGTGTTAATACATTCATGTACTGTTGATCTAACAATCTCGTTTAATTCCGCTAACGAGATTGAAATGTTGGAGCGTGTTCTATCTGCTCCCGTAATCGATGCTGAGTCCCCTGGGTCTAGCACTGTTGATCCCAGTCTGTGTAATTGTCTATATGGGTGTATTTCGTTTTGTAGCTGCGAGTCCCCTGATGAGTTCGTCAGCCCAATAGTGCTTCTAGAAGCCCATGATTCTCCAGGCTTTATTTCTATTGGGACTTGCAGCCCAAATCTTGATGTCGAAGCCGTTCTAATGAGCTTCCTCTCCCAGGCGCCGTAGCCAACGTGTGAGAAATCTATATCCTTTTCCGTGAATTGCTTCGACAGTATCCTTACAGTTGGTGCCCTAAATGGAATATCTACAGAGTGTCTAGCTGTTGATAGTTTAAGCTTTCCTTTGAACTTGGCGAAATGCGTTCTCTGATGTACGTTTGTGTCCATCACTCTGTAGTATAGCTTCCATGGAATTGGATCTTTCAGGGAGAAGAACGACGACGAGAAGTAGTGTAAGTCTATGTTGCATCTGATTGGGAATGTCCATGATGCCTGTAAAGATTCATTGTCAGTCATCCTTTTGTCATGGATCTCCATTATGACTGAGCCTGTTGCGTTTATTGGCACCTGCTGCCTGTATTCGATGACGCAATGATCTATTTTCATACAGCTCCGACTAAGTTTAGCACTTATTTGCGACGCCGTTGATGGAAATTGCAGAACAATTTCTGTTAAGTCATGCGATAGCTGATATTCATCACGTTGAGATTCCACATAATTAAAAGCGCTTGGAGGAGCAACCAACTGAGAACTCATATTAAATATCCTGGCCGCGCAGCGGAATTGTTTAGCTGATTTGAACTGGCGAAGAGGATAAGATACGTTGTTTATGTGATGAAGCAATCACCAAGATGAAGAAGAAAAGTGATTTGGGTATTTTAAAATTATTGTGAATATGATGATTATGCGAATTCGATATGAGCGAAGAGGATAGAGGTCGATATATTTTGTTATGGTATTTATAGAGAAATGTGGGTTTAGTGTTTTGCCTGGATGCTGTTTATGTGAATTTTGTGCTTCAAAATTCAAGAGATAATGTGAAAATATATGGAAACCCAGAGGAGTGTCTCCAAGTGGTGTCTCTCAAATCCCCTCTTGAAACTGGGCTTATAGTATTGGAGATTGGGGACAATATATATGCGAGAAGATATTTGGGTTAGATTGTGGTCCCTACACCCTTGCGGCCCTCAGTATATAATATT